AATCAAGTTTCTAGTGAAGGAGCTATAGGATACTTTCAATTTTTACCAAATAAAGTAGAAGGTAAACAAAATTCTTTGAACACTGCTTATAATCGTTTATCAAGAGAATTAGGAATAATAAACGTAGACGTACCACAAGAGTTAATTCGAATGGCAGAACAAGGATTTGTTTCGTTAGATAATGTGTCTAAAGAAAGTCAAAGTTTGTTAGCTCTTTCTAATTACATTGAAGACACTCCTTTTGATATTAGAACTGGAGAAAGATTATCAGGGAAAGGGAGTGATGCCATGAAAGATTATTTAACTGCAGCTTCCGGTTCAACAGAAGAACGACAAGCTTTAGAATTTTTATATTATAATGTTCATCATAAACCAGAAAAAGAGGGAGTCGGTTTAACAGAAGAAAAATTACAAAATATTATTAAGAACTTTGAAACAAGTTATACTAGATATTACAAACTTTAAACAATGGCTGACATTTTTGACGAATATTTAAGTGTTGTACGTGAACAACCACTAGCAACTACACAACCTCAAACTAAAATTAATTCTAGTTTTAGTGCTTATGCTAATATGCAACAGCAATCAGAAAGACCTCAAGAGTCTTCTTACTCTGATGCTATTATGCTTGACTATCAAAACAAAATTCAAAAAAATCCTGAAGCTCTTACACTTAGTAGGTCTTACACACTTGATGAACTTGAAAAAAATGATGAGTTTCAAACTCGTGCTGAACGATTTATGGAAAGCATAAAAGCTGACGAAGATATATTTGAATATCTACGAGACACAGACTTTTCATTATCTTCTGCATTTGTAAGATCAGGACAAATTAAAGGATGGTCCGAAGAAGCAAAAGCAGATTATAGATATTTAAGAAATGTTTTTGATAATGCTGAAATAGGCAGCACACGACAGTATTTACAATTAGCAGGTGATATGGCTGTTGATGTTATTGCTGATCCTATAAACTGGCTTACTGCTGCATTCTTTGTACCAACTGCAGGTATGTCAAGTGCTGCAGCTTTATCAGCAAAACAAGTTGCTAAACAAGGTTTAAAAAAAGTTACTTCAGATACTTTACAAGCTGCTAAACGTCCTGCTATTGTTGGAGCTGCTGAAGGTTCAGTATGGACAGGTGCTCATGATTACTTTTTACAAAAAGCAGATGTTGAATTAGATTTAAAAGATCAAATAGACTTAGGGCAAACAGCATTATCTAGTGCATTAGGATTAGGTTTTGGCGGTGTGTTTGGAGGAGCACTTGGAGCTTTTTCAAGTATGTCTCCAAGACTTAGTAAAAAAATTAGTAAATATTCCGATGAAGATTCTATTATTAAACAAGCTGAAAAAGTAGATCGTAAAGTTGAAGAAGAAGCATTTGGAGTTGATAAAGCTACAGATGAAGTAGTTGTTAAAAATTTAGGTAAAAAACGAGGTGGACCTAAAAAAGATAAAGAAACTAGACTTAGAAAAAGAGATCAAGCATTATCAAATACGTTTGGCAAGTATACTACACAGTTTGTAGGTATGGCACAAAACTCTAAAACTTTACAAAGACTACTAGGAAACTTTAGATATGATTGGGCACGTACATTTAAGGAAGGAGCTACAAGTTTAGAGCGTGAGTCATATGGACTGGCATTAAGTGAACGAACTCATGGATATTTATTTCAAATAAGAGAAGCAATTAATCCACTTAATAGAGAAGTTGGACTACGAACTGCTTTTAACAATACACTTAATAAAAAACAAAATGATGACTTAGGTTATTTACTTAGGCTCGAAAATAAAGAGTTTAATAATCTTGTTGAGTCTGGTAAAGCTGATTACGCAGGACCTGCAGTTGTACAATCAGCTATTCAAATTAGACAAACTTTAAATGAAATATTTGAAGAAGGTGTTTCAACCGGTTTACTTACTAGAGATCAATTTGTAAATCATTTTTTCCCAAGACATTTTTCTCATTCTAAAATTAAAGCAGACAAAGATGGTTTAATAAATATTATTAAAGACTCAGAACATTCTTTACCACAAAATACTTATTCTGATGATGCGTTTATGACAGGTCCTAAAGCAACAGGTAAAGAAGAAACTATTTTAGACCCTTCTAGAAAATGGATAGATCAAGAAGTTTTTGAAAGAGATTTTGTTAAAGAAGTTAGTCAAGGTAAAACAAGTGTATTTGATGAACTAACTGATGCTCAGAAATTAGAAGCTAGAGATTTAAAGGCTACTCAAATTGTAAACAACATGATTGAAAAAAGACATACTCCTTTTCAGTTTGGAACAAAAGACAATGCCGGAGGAGGACATCAATTTTTACAACATAGAGTTTTTTCTAAAATTGATGATAATCAATTAGCACCTTACTTAGAAAATGATGTAGAAAAAGTATTAGAAGCTTATGTGACTGATGCATCTCGTGCAATTACAAGAACACAATTTTTTGGTAAAACTAAAGCTGCGTTTGAAAAGAAATTTTTAATACCTATTAGAAACGAATTACGTAGAGAAAAAATTAATGATGATGAAATAGATGAAACTATTCGTAGATTGCGTTTAATGCATGAAAGAGTTACTGGATTAGATACAGACCAAATTAGAATTAAAAATAAATATGGTGTGGGTGCTATGGATTTTATAAAACTATCACAACAGATGGCTCACCTTCCCCTAGCTACTCTATCAAGTTTAACAGAACCTTTAATACTTTTAACTCGGATAGATTCAGTAGGTGGTAAGTTTGCAGCTAGTAAAGAGGTAGGAAAATCTATCGTGAAAGGAGTTAAGAAAGACGTAGAAAAAATTAAATTTTTTGCTAGACGAGTTAGTGGTAAAGACGTTAAAGGTTTTGCTGATATGCAAGACGAGTATTGGCAAGAAGCTTACAAAGTTGGATTAGCTATGGAACAAGCTGTTATGGATAGAATTGAAAGTTTAACTGGTGAAGCTTTAGAAGGAGGGATTGCTAAGAAAATGCAAAATGCTTTCTTTAAAGCAAACTTTTTATCTTCATGGACCGGCTCTGTTCAGTTAGCAGCTTTTACAACTGGTAAAAGAATTATACGAGAACACGCCAGAGATTTACATTTAGATGCCACAGGTGTTAAAACACTAAGTAAGTCTAAGAAAGAATATATTAAAAAACATTTAGACGGACTTGGTGTTCATGATCGATTTGCAAGAGAATGGTATGCAAGGTCTTTAGATAAAGATGGTGTGTTTGATGAAGGTAGAGGACAAGGAACTTCATCAGCTTTACGTAAATATGATCAAAATAAACAAATTGCTTTTTATAAAAATCATTATCAAAAAGGAGCAAATAGATTTACAAGAGAAATTATTTTAAATCCATCGACTGCAGAAGCTAATAGACCTTTATGGTTTTCGCATCCTGCCGGACAAATACTAGCTCAGTTTGCAGGCTATCCTACAGTATTTAATAATACAGTATTAAAACGATGGATTAATGAAGGACTTATAGAAAACAAAAAACAAACATCTGCTAGGATTGCCGGTACAGCTTTAGCTATGACAAGCATTGCAGTCTTTATGAATGCAGTCCGAAGTGGTGGTAGAAGTTTAGAAGAAGAAGATGGTACGATTGTATTAGAAGCTGTTCAAAGATGGGGAGGATTAGGTCCTGCTGATTATGCGTATCGTTTTAATCAAAATGCTACATATGGTAGTGGTCAAGTAGGAGCACTATTAAAAACTCCAACTGGTCCTATTGTTAGTGATGTGTTTGATTCTGTGCTTTACAGAAAAGGATTGGTTGAAACTTTATATACTAACGTACCTTTTTATAGTGCGTTACCTAAAGACATAAGAGACTCTATGAAAAAATCAGGTAGAGGCACTGATAAAGCTGTTTGGGGAAGTATGTTTCCTACAGAAACTAAGAGTAAACAAAAGGGTAGATTTGCACAGTCTACTAGAGATTACAGTTTTGCAAAAGGCGGTATAGTTGATGTACCTAATGCATCAGAAGAACCAGATGAAAAAAAAGTAAGAGGAATGCCTTTTACATACGCAGAACTAGGAGGAGTGTTAGCTAAAGACGTAGAAGATCGTAGAGGTTTTGCTTTAGGAGGACTTGCAAACAAACTTGCTGACAGTACTAACGCAGAACAAATTCGAGGACTTACAGAAGAAGCTCATAAAGATGATGTTATTAGACATTTAACTAAAGAAGTAAGAAAAGCAGAACCTATTTTTGAATCGACTTTAAAAACTCCATTGTACAAAAAAATTGAAGCAAGTTTTTTTACAGAAACAGTTAAAGAAGATGTTATAAGATATGTAAATTCAGATTTAGTAAATGTATTAGACGAAGATTTACAATACGCAGCTAACATAGGACCAAGAGCTACGACTAAACCTAAAAAATTAGGTGGTAAAAAAATAAAATATATTGGTAAGCTTAGTGTTGTAAATCCTTTTGAGCTTGGTCAAATCTCTGAAGATCAATTAACAGGTTCAGAGTTTACTAAGTTGTTACAAGACAATAAAGAAATGCAAGACAAGTTAATTAATGGTTCTAGGTTAGAAAAACAAGATGCAAAACAACTGGTTAAAAATTTATTAAATGATTACACTGACACTCAAAAATTAATACAAGACTTTGCAAAACATCCTGTAGAAGTTACACAACCTTTACTAGATATAAAACAAAGTACCCAGTTACGAAATACCTTAACTGATTTAGGATATGATAGTATTCATGCCAATGATGATTACATATTATTTGACAATGCTCAGTTTAAAGTTACTAAAAAATTGACAAAAAAGAATAGGACGATATAATGATACTGTATTTAGAAGATCAACTTGAAGGATGTTATAGACAATATTGCATGCATCAAGTAAAACAAGATATGCCCTTCATGAGTCTAGACGATTTTAGAAACATGTTTGAGGATTTAATGGAAGTAATATATAAGGACGAAGAATGAAAGATATGTTAAAAAGTCTAGTAGGAGCAGTAGCCCCTACAATAGGTACTGCATTAGGCGGTCCTATGGGAGGCATGGCAGCTAATATGATAGCAGATGTACTCGGAGTACCTAACAATCCTAAAGCGATTGAGAAAGCTATACAAGAAGCTACACCTGAACAAATGCTTGAACTTAAAAAAGTGGAACAAGACTTTGAACTTCAGATGAAAGAGCTTGATGTAGATGTATTTAAACTTGAGACAGCAGATATACAAGATGCTAGAGGTAAGTTTAGTAAAGACTGGACAGCACGTATCATGGGCATGGCTACAGTAGGTGGGTTCTTAGGTTATATATTTCTTATAACTCTTCAACCACCAGAAGCCAACTCAGAGGCATTGGTCAATTTAATTTTAGGATACCTAGGTGGTTTAGCATCAGCTATTGTTAGCTTCTATTTTGGAGCATCACATAAACAAGATTAATGAAACAGAAAATAAAAGACGTTATAGCAGACGGACGATGGAATTGGTTCGGGCTAGCAAACGAAGAAGAAGACTCTCAAGATAATTGTTATAAAGGATTGTTTTGGGATTTAGAAACCAGAGAGTTCCTTAGATGGAACGAATTTAAACAGGAGTGTAAATCAACTGAAAGCAGTGACCGATAGTGTCTGCGTTGTATGTATTGTTGGTTGGATATATTTAGTAGTTTCGGGATACTACTACTTTTTCTAACCACTACTAAGACTTAAGAAGAATTTTAAAGAACGCTATTGTTAGCTTCACAGGGAAGTTGCACCTCAAAATATGGAACAAGCAATTCAATTTATTAATGAAGTTGGTTTTCCAATAGCTGCTGCATTAGGTTTAGGTTTCTTTATTTGGAAACTTATCAATAGAATCATTGATGGTATGGAGACTAAGTTAGATGTACTAGATGACAAAGTAGCTGACCAAATAGAACAAATGGAAATAAGACTAGGTACTAAACTAGATGCACAACATGGTATTCTAGTAGCTCTTATAGATAGAGTACGTAGTTTAGACAACGAAATTATAAGACAAGATACACTTATTAAAACTATACTAGGAGTTCCTCAACTCATAGACAGTAACAAGATTGCTAAAGCAGATAGAGATGATCAAAGGAAAGATTAAGGTTGAAGACACACATCCACTAACACACGTAGCTATCATGTCTGTTATGCAGATCATAGCTTTAAGTTTTGTAGTACTTTCCATGTTTTTTATTAGTGTTTTATCTGCAGATCAGATGGTACACAAGTTTAAAAACCCTAGTTTTTCAGGTAACAATACAAGCTCTCATTACCTCACAATAGAAAATCAAGAGTTTAATAGAAAAGAAGCAGTCAAGGCAGAAATAGAAGCTTATAAAGATGAGCTTGCAAGAGAAGCAAAGAACACAACCCTTGCTAGATTTATTAGAAACTTAGAGTCACGTATCTATGCACAGCTTTCAAGACAGTTAGTAGAAAATTTATTTGGAGAGAATCCTTCTGACTCAGGACAAGTAGAACTAGAAGGCAACACAATTGAATACGAATCAGACGGGGAATATATAACTTTAAAAATAACAGATGCAGAAGGGAATGAAACAATTATTACTTTGCCTATCGGCTCTTTTACTTTCTAGTTGTGCACTAAATTATGATTCATTATTAACTACGGGTGGTATTCCAAATATAGTTATACAAGAATCATCTGTATTAGACTTACAGTCAAAAGAATTAAAAGAATTACCGGCAGCTTTAAATAAACCAACCATTGCTGTATACCCTAATAGCTTCAAAGACTTGACAGGGCAACGTAAGAGTAACAGTGAGTTTGCTTTATTTAGTACAGCTATCACACAAGCACCTGAAGCATTTTTAATCAGGGCTTTTAAGCATGCTGCAGATGGGAAGTTCTTTAAAGTTGTAGAACGAGTAGGGCTAGATGATCTTACCAAAGAAAGACAACTTATAAGAACAACACGAAAAGAATTCAAAGAGGATAATAAATTAAAACCATTACTCTTTGCAGGTTTGTTAGTACAGGGTGGAGTAATTAGTTACGATACAAATCTAAGTAGTGGTGGATTAGGTGCAAGATATTTAGGCATAGGTACGAGTAAACAGTACCGAGAAGATACAGTAAGTATCTCCCTACGATTGGTTTCTGTAAGCACAGGTGAAGTACTCATAGAGGTATTAGTCTCTAAAAGTATTTTATCTGTAGGTTTATCACAAGACATATTTAGGTTCATAGAACTTGGAACTGAACTTGTCGAAGTTGAAGGAGGGTTTACAGAAAACGAATCTGTATCTATAGCTTTGCAAAGAGCAGTAGAGACAGGTGTTTTAAATATAATACAAACAGGTATAGATAGAGGATATTGGGAATATGAAGAAGATAGCATTAAGCCTATTGATTGTGGTGAGTGCATTGACATTCGGGGCTGACAACGAGATATTCGTAGAGCAGTCCGGAGCTACATCCAATATAGATTTAGAGCAGTTAGGTTCAGGCAACATCATTGGTGGTACTGATGCAGTTGCAGGAACAATGACTCCTTTAGATTTAGATGGTACAGGAATGACACTAGACGTAAATCAAATAGGTGACTCAAACAAATTTCTTGGAGATATTCTGGCTGATAGTTTGACAGGCTTCTTTGAGTTTGATGGAGATAGTAACACGTTTAATATACAAGTTGATCCAACAAATACATACGGAGCTGATAGTTCAAACTTAAATGTAGATGTAACAGGCACAAGTAACAATTTTACTTTAGACCTTGCAACTGTAGCTATGGCAAGTAGTACTGATTTAGATTGGATAATACAAGGTGATAGTAACACACTAGACTTTGATATTGATTACGATGCAGGTACAAGCTATGTAGATATTGATGGTGACTCAAACAATGTCAACTTTGATGGTGATGGTTACGCAGGCGGTTACTTTTACTTAGATCAAACAGGTAGTTCAAGAACATTTAACGTAGATCAACAGAGTACATTAGATAATGATTGGCTTAAAATTCTTTCTACAGGCAGTAGTGGTACTGTCTGTGTTATTCAGTCTGATGGTGGTACGTCCACTTCATGCTGATATAGGAAGCATAACAGAACTAGAAGGTTCGGGTAGAGTTGTAAGAGATGATGCTTACAATGCTACCTTAGCTTTTGATATAGACAGTTACGATAATGTACAAACGTCTAATGGAAGATTAGGCATTACATTTCTAGATGACAGTCAAGTTAGATTAACCGAACATTCTCAGTTAATTATAGACGAATACATCTACGATCCAGACCCATCTAAATCTAAGATGGCTCTACAATTTGCTAGTGGCACAATACGTTTCGTCACTAGTAGTCTTGGTAAGATTAATAAAGAAAATATTAATCTCTCAACACCAACAGCAAACATTGCGATTCGTGGTACAGATTTTACTTGTACTGTAGACGAACTCGGCAGGTCTTTAATAATACTTTTACCCGATGAAGAAGGGCTATCTAGTGGTGAGATACTTGTATCTACAGCCACAGGTACTGTTGTACTTAACAAGCCTTTCCAAGCTACAAGCGTATCAGTCTTTGAAAACTCGCCAAGTAAGCCGGTCATACTTGATCTTACATTAGACTTAATAGATAACATGTTGATTGTTACTCCACCCAAGGAAGACCCACAGTTTTCTCAAGATGTATCTGCTACATCCTCGTCAAGTTTTTTAGACTTTAATGACTTAGATATAGATTATTTAAACGAAGATTTTTTAGATGCAGAAGCAGAGTTAGAGTTTACAGAATTAGATATAAACTATTTAGATGTAAATTTTCTTGAAGACTTACTTGATGTCTTAGATGTATTAAAAGTAGATGAAGATGAAGACAAACTAAAAGATGTGTCAGGATTTACATTAGTAGGTACACAGATTGGACAAGATGCAGACACACAGATTACAACTATAGTACAAGGTCAGACAGTTAGTCTACGTAGAAATGTAGAGAGTTCGTTTAGATTAGATACAGGAAGTGATGAAAGTTTTACGCTTATCTTAATACAAGACGGAGTATCTCACACCATCAAAGTAAATGGTGGTGGTTCATCAACAATAAAGATAAGGCAAGGCTCATGATAAAAACATTACAATGGTTAGGACTTACAGTACTACTAGGTATTCCTCTTGTGTTTAATATGCTACCTCTAGAAGTATTGAAGTTAAAAACTTTTGATGCGTTAATTCCAGAGCAGTCAGCTTCAGGATACTTTACAACACTTGACATAACTGAAGAGGATATACAAACAGAAGGTGGTTATCCGTTACCTCGTCAAAGGTTAGCTGAGATACATATGGAGTTATTACATAAAGGGGCAAGAGGTGTAGGTTATGTTATATCTTTTAGTGAGCCTGATAGATTTGGAGGAGATGAAGAGTTTGCAAATGTATTAGGATTATATCCAAGTATACTATCTATGTTTGAATATAACAATGGAAAGTTTCCAAGAACAGAAGGAACAGTTATATTAGGAGATGATATAGGTGGATATGAATTATCAGGTGTCGTAGAAAATATAGACTTATTAAAGTCTAAAGCAACTCAAGGGATTGCATCTGCTCCAATAGATGTAGATGGTTTAGTACGTAGACTCCCGTTACTTATGAGAACTCCTGATGGTTGGGTAGCATCATTTGGTACACAAGTCTTAAAAGTTTTAGCAGGTGCTGATACCTATGTAATTAAAACAAATCAAAATGGTATTGAAGAAGTTAGAGTAAAAGGATTGCCTGCTGTACCTGTAGATTCTCTTGGTCGTAAATGGATTAGTTGGGTTGATACACCTTCAACAACTTTACAAACGAGGGATGTAAAAGATAAGTTTGTTATTGTAGGAGTTACAGCTAATGGTGTCATGCCACAGCTAAGTACACCGGTTGGATTACTAGAACCACACAAAATTCAAGCTGCATTAGCTGAGTCAATCTTAGTACAAAACAGCCCATACATACCTGATTATAGTTTAGCTGTAGAAGTACTTATATTTACCCTCTCAATCGCCTGTATTTGGCTTGTATTAAACGTATTTGGTATTACCCTTGGACTGGTATTAGCAGGAACTATCGGAGCTCTAACAGCGTTTTCTGGATACTACTTAATTCAACGTGGAATCTTAATAGATGTGTCGTGGTCTTTGATGTCTCAGTTTGTAACTGCAAGTGTAGCTTTCTATCTAAATTATAGGACACAATTTAAACTTAGACAACAAATTAAAAAACAATTTGAACATTACTTAGACCCTGCTCAAGTGAAAAGATTACAGGACAATCCGGAGCTTTTAAAACTAGGTGGAGAAAAGAGGTACTGTACCTTTTTATTTACAGATGTCAGAGGGTTTACAGCTATGTCAGAAAAGCTTGATCCTCAAGATGTAACCTATGTTATGAACAAAGCATTGACTGTACAACAGAATGCAGTACAGAAACATGGTGGCATGGTTGATAAATATATTGGGGATGCTATGATGGCTATCTTCGGAGCACCATTAGACTTGGAAGGACACGAACAAAAAGCAGTAGATTGTGCAGTAGATATTCAAGAAGGAATGATAACTTTAAATGAAGAATTAGAAAAACAAAACATTGATCCTATAGCTATCGGGATTGGTATCAATAGTGGTGAAGCTGTAATAGGAAACATGGGGAGTGAATCACGTTTTGATTACACAGCAATAGGTGATGCAGTTAATACTGCAGCTAGAACTGAATCAGCTTGTAAAGAAGCAGGACATGATCTATTGATTACTCAAGTGACCACATCCAAGTGCTCAAATGTTTTTAAGATTTTAAAACCTATACCTGTAAAAGGTAAGTCAGAACCTTTAAAGATTTATACCTTATTGAATTCGACAATTTAAATCTGCTTCAATTTTATTATGAATAGTGTCTAGTTCAGATGATGCTCTTCGCAAGGTAGTCTTTAAAGTGTTAAATAAAATCGGATTAAATCGTTCTTCAATTTCATCTATATCACTAATGCTACGTTCACTATACACTTTTCCTTTTTGATCCATTACTAATTTATAACTAATTAATGTGGCTTCATTCTTTTTCATTTTGCAATTCCGTAAAAGTTAAACTTCCATGATTTCCTCTTAGCCCTGCTTTCATATAAGATGTTGCTTTACCTTCAAAAAAGTTTTGATGTTCAACACCTATGACTTCATCAATCCACTCCAACGGATTGTCTTTTTGTTTAAAGTTTGGTTTTAATCCCAACTGTAATAATCTTCTGTCAGCTATGTATCTATTGTACGCATACATTTCATCCTTAGTAAGTCCTTCAAGATTACCCATCTCAAATACTAGATCAAGAAACTTATCTTCTAACTCTACCATTTTTCTGCAGATATCGTATAGTTCTTTCTTAAGATCGTCAGTCCATATATCCGGATTTTCTTTGACAAATTCTCGAAAAAGTTTAGTCATAGCTTCAACATGTAAAGACTCGTCACGTATAGAGTACGTAACAATCTGACCCATGCCTTTCATTTTACCATATCTAGGAAAGTTTAACAAGATTGCAAAGCTACTAAATAATTGTAGTCCTTCTGTAAAGCCTGAGTAAACTGCAAGAGCTTTAGCAATTTCTCGTTTATTGTTACGAGTCGGTTTAAAGTTTAAAAGATACTCGTGTTTGTTAGCCATCTCTTCGTACTCAGCAAATGCTTTGTACTCTTTATCCGGCATACCAATAGTTTCTAATAATTGACTGTAAGCTACTTGGTGTATTCCTTCCATGTTAGCAAAGGCTGACATCATAAGTTGGGCTTCAGGTTTTCTGAACAATTTCATATACTTATGAGTATAAGCTGCACCAACATCTACATCAGATTGAGTAAACAATCTAAATATTTGTTTAACTAAATTACGTTCTTCATCTGTTAGATGATTGTTCCAATCTTTTACATCTGTATTTAAAGGTACATCGTTAGGTATCCAGTGCATCTGTTGTTGTAAATCCCAGTAATCAAACATCCAAGGATGCTCGAAAGGTTTAAAATAATTTTGTGTTCCTAATAAGCTCATGTATTTTCCTTTGTTTCGGCATACTTTTGCAGTAGCCATTTGTTAAATTCTGTTTTATATTCTTTTTCTGTGTATGTTGTAGAGTGTGGTGTTTTGTTTTCATCGCAATGATCTAACCACATTCGTCTGCAGAACTTACTAAATGAATCTTCCATTAAAACTCCTTAAGTAGTAACTCTAGTTTTTCTTGAGCAGTTGCAATTTTTTCTAATAGTAAATCCATTGATTCAATAATGTGAGGATGTTCAGCTACTCCTACACTTAATTGAAAATAAGTATCTAGTTCAGTCTTAGCAATAGCTATCTCAGCTTCATACTTCTTTTGAAGAGCATCGAATCTGCCTTCATACATTCTATCAAATTTTTCTTCTGTCATATCTTATCCTTCACAGCTTATACATTCTGTGTCTTCTAAATTAATTCTTGGTATTCTTACGTTTACATTCTCTGCAGATTTAGCTGCATCTGATCTTAGGTAATACAGTGATTTTAAATTATACATAGCATACCAATGTACGTCATTTAAGTATTGTAAGAATTCATCGTGTACTTTTTGAGGTTCTGTAGCTTTAGGTGGTACAAAGAAAAGATTAACACTTTGGCTTTGGCAAATATATTCTTGTCTAATCTTTGCATGTTCTACTAAATGTAATTGATTTAATTCATCTGCTGTTTTAAATATTTCTTTTTCTTCTTTATTAAATATTTTAATATTTTGTATTGATCCTCTTGCATTTGAAATATCTTTCCATACTTGTTCTCTTTCTTCTGCGTTGAGTCCTTTCTTTTTTAATAACTTTTCTAGATATTTATTTTTTACTTTGTAGTTGCCTGATAAAGTTTTGTGCGTATATACGTTAGCACGATATGGTTCAATGCTAGGGGAAGTGCCACCACATATAATAGAACTACTGGCATTAGGAGCAATAGCCAACAGATGAGTGTTACGCTGATTGCTACCATGTATGTCAGGAGCTTCACCACGCATTTCTGCAAGGACTGTAGTAGCATGGATAGCTTTGGATTTAATATTAGAAAAGATCGTGTTGTTAATCCCAGTTTGTTGTAGACCATTAAAAGATAATCCTTTACTCTGGAGATAGGAGTGGAATCCCATTGCACCCAATCCAATTGAGCGTTCTCTATATGCGGAGTACGCAGCCTTAACCAAACCTTTTTTACCTTCTTTAACATAACTTTTAAACCTTTTATAATTTGCAGTGTAACCACCTAATTTTTCTGTATGTACTATTTCTCCAATAAAATGTTCTAACACATTATCAAGCATAGTAACTAAATCTTTTATAAACTTTTCATCATCTTTCCATGCATCATAGTATTCTAAATTAACACTAGATAAACAACACACAGCAGTCCTTTCTTCATTTGTCGGTAAAGTAATTTCTGAACAAAGATTACTTTGTCTGATCTTTAATCCTAAATCTTTTTGTCCTTTTGGTAGAGCTTCATTACATCTATCAATGTTAATTAAATAAGGCTCACCAGTCTCTGCTCTAGTCTCAAGTAACCTCATCCATAACTCTCTAGCACTAAGAACTTTAGTAGGCTCATTAGTCTTAGGGTCTATCAATCTCCATTCATCATCAGTCTTAACAGCTTCTAAGAATTCGTTGGTAATGTTTACTCCGTTGTGTAAGTTAAGATTCTTTCTATTGATATCTCCACCTGATGATTTACGCATGTTAATAAACTCTTCAATCTCCGGATGAGATATGTCCGAGTAGGCTGCATAGCTTCCTCGTCTTGTAGTACCTTGATTAAAGGCAAGCATCTGAGAATCTACGACATGCATAAACGGGATTGATCCAGTAGAACGAGAACCATTGCCAGTTGACACACCATCACTCCTAACATCTCCCCAATATCCACCGATACCTCCACCTGAACTTGCGAGCCATATGTTTTCATCATAGTGATCAGAAAGACCATTCCTCGAATCAGGTACATAATTGAGAAAGCAGCTAATAGGTAAGCCACGAGTTGTTCCCCCGTTAGAAAGTATAGGAGTGCTAAACATAAACCAATGATCGGATGCATAATTATATAACCTCTGTGCTAAACTAAAATTTATATGTCCTCTATGTGTAGCTCCAAATACTGCAGCTCTTGCAAAGGCTTCTTGTGGACTCTGTTCATTTTCCCAGTAGTACCTATCTTGTAATGTATCAATACTAAATTTATCTAGTTTCTTATCTTTACTGTAATCTATTTGTATTCCTAAGTATTCTTTAATCATCTTGCTTATCGTCCTGATTTAAGTATAAAGCTATTATAGCATAATGTATAATTTTAAGAAGGTCTGAATCAGACTTACCATTTTTTTTACCATATCTCATAGCATACTTCATGATGTTACCGACACAAAAACCTTCACCATGTCCTGCATCTATAATCATATCTGTTGCTTGATACTTAGAGTGAGCATAGTGCTGTGTGTAAGTACTTTCAATGTACTGTTGCACTCCTCGTATGTTTATGTTTTCGTCAAATTTATATTCCATTTTATCTCCTTAATGTATCACAGCATTTACTGGTATACCATTTAATCTTTCATCTAATTTAATATTAAGTAACTCTTCTAATTTTAATAACACTTCTAACTCTATATCATCAGTAGTGCTTCCTTGAAAGATTGAACCACCTACTATAAATAATAAGTCTTCTAATTTTAAATCATCTAGATTAACTTCAGCCATCAGTATTTAATAATTCATTTAAAGTTATTTTATTATTTCTTTTTAATTTTTTTTCAACCCACTTATGATTCATGAACGAATGATGAATTGTATATCCTTTATAATAATATTCTTGATCAGGCAATGCTTTGTCTAAACTTTGTGGTGTTACTTTGTCAGCATCCTCAGTCAATAAACTATTAATCCATTGTACCTGAAGTTGTTCTGCTTGTCTACGTATTAATTTACTTTTCTTGCCATTCATGTGTAATCTCCTGTACTCGTGGTTGAGCAACTACATCTGTAAAAAACACAGGACCTCTTGCATAATCAAAGATACGCAAGCCTCGTCCGTTATTAGATTCCGAATGACATTCGATTTTGTGAGGACACCATGTACATTCTTTTGGAAGTTTGAAATTCCCCTGAGTACCATCTGCTACAGGTTGATAGCATAACTCAGGAGGTTCAGGCTTTTTTAGAGTTGCCTTCAACCTTTTAATTTTAGACTTTATATCAGGTTTGTCAAGCTCATCGGGTCTAAAAAACCAAAGTTCTCCGGTTTCTTTATTGATAGCTAGAAAACCTCCTTGATCTGTGCCTTCTGCTTCTTCATATCCGGCAAGCTGTGCCATGTATCCGAAGCTATCATTCTCAGGTAAAGTTCCATTCTTAAATTTATTAAAAGCAAAGCCTGATGTAGATTTAATATCTACGACTTCTCCATCTATTTTACAATCCATGTGTCCTTTGATACCATTGACGTTTACTTCTTTCTGTTGATCAGTAATTGCATGTCCGGATAACTTAACAAGAAAAACTACAAGAGCTTCGAGGATATGACCATACAAAAACTTAATCATTAATGTAGCCTGTAAATCTTTTGCTTTTATTTTGGAATGTTTGTTATACCAAAGTTGTCGAGCAGGCTTTCCTATGTTAGACATCCGTAAAGAATCTTTAGTCTTAGGTTGTTTCTTAACCCAATCTCGCATAGCTGTTTTCATATCCTCACCAAATGAATCAATCATTTCTTCTGAGATATCTAATCCGTTTCCTTTTGTTAAAGGAGCAATAGCTTTATATATATCAGGTACAATATTTTCTAATTTCTTTTTCATTTTACATGCTCTATAAAGTGTAGTTCTCTTGTATCAGGATTGAATCCTAATAATTTAACTCCTAATTTTTGTTGTAATTTTGTACGAGTCTTCTTACAGTTTGGTTTCTTATTATTATCACTATTTGTATGAGTAGTTTTTACATCAATTAAAACCACCTTACCTTTTTTATCTAACGCAATCATATCAACAGGACCAGTGCATCCTGAGTTTTGAAATACTTCATAGCCATTATCCCACAGCCACGTGACTGCGTAATACTCTGCAAAGTCTCCTTTTCTATTTGAATCTTTAATGGGTTTCACTCCAGTTATCTCCTATTTTATATTCACCAGTAAGCGGACAACGTAAGCTGTAGTACTCACCGGCTTCTTCTATACATCTTACAGCTAGATCACCCACGAAGTCTGCTATGTCTTCTTGGACTTCCATCTGCCATTCATCGTGGATATTTGCTACAAACTTAGCATCTAAAGATTGTAATTTTATCAAATCTTGTAGCATAAGTAAAGCTCTCTTCATAACTATAGCACCACCACCTTGTAGTAAACTGTTGAGTGCTGCGTGTTCGTTCCGAATAAATATCTTACGACCATCTAATCCTTTGAGGTATCCTCGTTTAGCTGCTTTAGATACTCGTTCTCTAAGAACTTTAAGTGATGGGTTATTATCGAGGAAGCGTTGCTTAAGTTCTGCTCCAAACTTTTTACCTCCTCCAACCACTGACCCAATTTTTGCATCTCCTGCTCCGTATATAAATGCATAGATGAATGTCTTAGCCTGATCTCTTGATTTAAGTCCTGCAGCTTTTTGATTAGCTGTGTGTATGTCTCCTTCTGTAACTTCATTTGTATATTCCTTATCATCCATATAATGTGCAAGCATTCTTAATTCTAAACCACTAGCATCTATCCCTACTAATTTGTAACCTTCCCGTACTGTCCAACATGATCTACATTCTGCACCATACTCACTAGTCACACTCGGAACTTGTGCAACATTAGGAGCACGATGAGCCATACGACCAGTGATTGTACCATTAGGTATTACAAACCCATGTACTCTATTGTCTTCTTGTACAGCCAGTATCCATGAATCAATCTGAGCTATACGTTTTTGTAGCAACAGAAACTCTGCTATCAAGCGAGCTTCAGGAATTTTTTTAACTTTAGCTAAAGACGATTCATCTACAATAGGTTGACCAGTCGGAGTAAATCGATTAGGTTTCCAACCAAAGTCTGTAAGGTACTCACCGATTTGTTTACGAGAACCTAAATTAAAAGGTTGTAACTTTTGTCTCATAAAAGGTAAGTAACTTTTTTGTGCAATGAGTTTGTCATATTCTTCTACAGTTAATCCTGATTTAGATAACGTACCATCTTTCTTTAGTTTAGGTATAACATGTTTGACATCTACCATTTTAGGTTTAAACACCTGCTGTACTTCGTTCTCAACTTTAAACATACGTTCTTTAAGTTGAGCTACTAACATCATGGCATACTCTTGATTAAATTCAAACCCAAAGTCTTCTTGATCTTTTAGAACTGAAGCTACACCATGTTCTAGCTTGACAGATTCTTCATCAAACTGTTCACCTTCCTGTAATAGTTTGTTGTATACTTTTTCATTTAAGATTACATCCTTCTGACAATACTTAAGCATGTCTTGTGAAAACGAATCCCAATCTTCAGGCTGTTCATCTTTAGTAAAGCCAATAATGTAGCCCCACGTTTTTAAACTATGACCATTCTCACGTACTGGATTAAACAATCGAGACATGACTAATGTATCTTTAATCTTATGCTTAGTTAAGTCGACTCCGTAAAGTTTTTTAATAACAGGTAAATCAAAACCTAAAATGTTATGACCTATTAATGAGTCAGCAGATTGTAAATACTCTATGCCTTCTTTAATTTTGTTCGGACCAAATGAAACTACCGGCTCACCTAAAGGTTTAGCTACAATACACCAAATCTTATCAGGCTTTAAACCATTAGCTTCTATATCAAATACAATTTCTTTCATGTCTTCTCCTAAAATGGTAGATCGTCAAGCGTTACATCATCTGTAACCTCACTCATTCTACCAGTATCTGAATTATAAAGCAAGCTACAAGCTAATCCTGTATCACCGGTGTACCTAGATTTAAGTACACGAACTTTGGTTGTATTGGATTCTACTTCATCGTCTGCTTGTTGATTTCTTTCTAAAGCAATCACGCAATCTGATAGTTGTGATATACCTTGTGAACCTTTAAGATGAGATAGAGATACTTCAATACCTTGCTCATGTCCTTTCTCACCTGCTGCTCGTCTTAAATGTGATACTAAGAACATACCTACACCGGTCTCTTCCACAAGAGAACGTAATCTATTCATTAAATTATCAATACCTCTACGTTCATCCATCTCTGTAAGCTGATTGACTAGCATATGTAAGTGATCTACTACAACCCATTGACATTCACA